AATCTTTGCCTACTTCAGGGATGACATAGAAGAAGGCAAGGCAGAGCTTCCAGAGGTTATTATGGATGCCATGAAAGCCGAGCATCCATCTGCACGCAACAAGAAGTTTACCATTATCCATATGGTAAAGCCGCGAATCGGTTCCGAAGCTAACATACCCGCTGCACCAGAGAACAGACCGTTCGAGTCGGTATACGTCTGCAAGGAAAGCAGCAGCACAATCTTGGACAATGACGGCCTGTATTACCAACCCTACATTGTTACTCGTATGCTTAAGAGTAGGCATGACGCAGGCTTTGGTCGATCCCCAGGTACGCAATCATACCCAACCGTTCGGGTACTAAATCGTGCCATACGGGACATTAGCGTAGCCGTAGAAAAGGGCGTTCGCCCCCCAATGCTGGTTCCCAAGGACAGTTCCTATCGCAAAGATGACCGTGCTGGTGGTGAGATTATGTTTGATCCACACACGCCCAACGGCGTACCCCAGCCTTACCTTGTACCGTTTGACATTCAAAGCGTTGATTGGTTCATTAGCAGGTTGGAAGATCAAATCCGCAATGCATTTTTTAATGGAATGTTTAAGTTCTTTACCCAGCAGGACGTTGCTACTACAGAAAAAACGGCGTTTGAGGTTCAGATGCAAGCGGAAGAACAGCTTAAGCTTTTTACTCCAATCTTTCAAAACATCGTAGACGAGTGCTTAAATCAAATTATTGAAAACGTCTTTATCCAGATGTCGCTAGTTGGCGATTTTGACGATCTGCTTGAGGCGTCAAACCTTGAGGATCTTAGCAATTTTAGCGTGGTGTACAACAGTCGTATTGCTTTAGCGGTTAAGTCACAAAGAACACAAGGATTGGTTAGAGTGGCACAGGCTGCACAGATGATAGAAGCATTCGTTCCAGGCGCCGGATCAAGATCTCTTGACTGGGAACGTGGGTTGAAAGAGATTGCAATTAACTCTACGGTTCCTGCCGAGATTGTTAATGACGACGCTACTATAGACCAACTTAAGCAACGCGATGAGCAAATCGCAATGCTCAGCCAAGAGTTGCAGCAATTGCAAATGGCTGGGCAAGCCGCATCCCAACTGGGTGGCGTTGGTCTTTAATTTATGGAAGAAGGAGAAAAGAACTTAGTTAAAGCATATCAAGAATGCTTTAATAGTAATTACGGCGAAACCGTTCTGGAGCATCTTAAGGATGTTTGCAGAATGAATCAGTTTGGCGTAGACCCAAATGTAACCAATGACGAGCTTAGAAGCTACCACTTACTAAGCCGAATTGTCAATTATATTGAGTACATGAGAGGGCTTGAAAACTTTCAAAGACCTGAAGTGGATGGTCCATTTCGGATAATCAACGAAGCATAATGCCTACAAAGAAAACAGCAAAAAAGGCCACCTCAAAGGTGGCTACTAAAACTGCGTCTACACCCAAGGGTCCGACGCTCGAAGAAAGACTAGCTATGCCTATTGAAAAGGCTTATCCCGATGCTCCAGGGCTTCGCAGTTCTCATGGGGATAAAGATCCTAATTTCGTAACATGGCTAAGTAAAAAACATCCTAAAGATTACGAGGCTAGGTATAAACATAGATATACCATCCTTGATAATCGAGAAAAGGAAAGTGGCCCATCGCTTACTAAGCAGTGCGTTAATGCCCAGAGACAGGGGTATGAAGATGCCCGTTCTCGTTTGGGATACAATGCAGACGAGCATGGCTATGAAGGCATAGTCAAGCGCGAGTACGAAGTTGGCTATGAAAACGGAGGAGGTACACTGTGAGCGAAGAATCAACAAACCCACTAGCGGCAGAACCAGCAGAAGTACCCGCAGTTGAGCAGGCAGAGGCAGCACCCGCTGCTCCTGCGGCTCCGGTTGCCACAACAAACTTGAAAGAGTTTATTGGGGATGACTTGTCATTCAAGGAAAACATATTTGACAAATTGCCATTAGAAGATGGTGAAAACGTCGATAAGTACAAAGCCCTTGGCGATAAGTTTAACTCAGTTGGAAGTTTGGCCAAGTCCTACCTTAACTTAGAGCGTATGCTTTCTAAGGAAAAAATGCCCATTCCAACAGACAATGATGGTGATGAGGTGTGGGACCAGGCTTACAAGGCTTTAGGTAGACCAGAATCTCCTGAGGGTTATCAAGCCCCAGAAGGAATAGACTCAGATGCAAAAGCTGCAACTGACGCAATCTTTCACGAGGCCGGTCTTTCTCAACGTCAAGCATCTAAGCTCTATGGGCAGATAGCAAAGGCACTTGAGGAAAATGCCAACAACCAGCAGGAACAGTCCACTCAAGGTGTAGAACAAGCAGTTCAAACACTAGAGGCAGACTTTGGCCCTCGTGGTGGGGATGGCTACCAACAGGCTTTAGACAAAGCTCAAATAGTTGCCAAGCACCTGGGGCTTGATGTTGCTGACTTCTGGACTATGCCTGGGTTTGCCTCTCGTCTAGCGTCTCAGTACGATACGTTGATGGGGTCTAAAATTAGGGGTGTTGAGAATACTAGTATAACGTCATCTCAAAGCATTGACGACCAGATCCACGATATTCAAAACAACCCGTCAAATCCTTATTACACTGCGTATAGGGATGGGGATCGCGCCGCTCATCAAAAGGTTCTAAAGCTTTTTGAAGAAAAATCATCACTAGCTCTCGCATAATTGTTAATATTTTACTTGACATTTCAAATAAAATAGTGTATAATGTGCGGCACTCTAATCAGACAAGCCTTGTGCCCTGTGTCGGAAGCCCCTGCCAGTGTTGACTGGGAACAGGAAATAAACCTGAACTATAACAACTAATTATATTACAATATGTCCTCACAATATCCTAACGCATTCTCACAGAAGTTTGCCTCGGACGTGCATATTCAGTATCAGCAGGGAGCTTCTCGTCTTAAGGGTAAGCTTGCTGAGCGTAGCATGGTTGGTGGAGAAGCTATGTTTTTGCCCCAGGTTGGAGCAATTACTAGCGGAACTTCCTACACGCGCGCTGCTGACACCGCCTATATCGACACGCCCCACGAGACTCGCAAACTTACTGCAACTCCAACTCGTTGGGCAGATCTTATTGATATGCCTGACCGCAATCGTAGCGTTGCCGACTTCCTCGGCCCGTATGTCGAAATTGCTTCTGCCTTCTTTGGCCGCTCTTACGACTCTGCGGTTATCGCGGCTGCTCTAGACGCTGCAACTGCTAAGGTTAGCGGATCGACTTCCGAGTCTTCGGTTAGTCTTCCTTCTTCGCAGAAAGTTGTTGTCAACCTCAGTGGTTCTAACGAGGGTTTGACCCTTGCTAAGCTCATCGAAGCCAAGTCTATTCTTGGTAAAAATGAGACCCCACTAGGCGAGCAAAAATACTTCGTTCACCGCCAAGAGCAGTTGGACGACTTGCTGAACAACGTAAACCAAGTTAGCGATTCTGATTTCGCTGCTGTTAAGGCCCTCGTAAACGGTGAAGTTAATTACTTCATGGGATTCGAGTTCTGCCCGACTCAGTTGGTTGCCGTTGACGGAAGCGACATTGCAAGCACGTTTGCCTACACTCGTAGCGGAATCGTTGCTGGTATCACTTCTGCATTCGACGCTCGCGTTGAGCAGATTCCTACCAAGAACTACTCTTACCAAGTTTGGGCAGAGCAAGACATTGGTGCTACTCGCGTTCAAGAAGAAGGCGTAGTAGAGATACTCTGCGATCAGAGCCCATAAGCTCTTTAAATTCTAGGTTCTCCTAGTCTCCTTGGTTCACCCCTTTCGGGGGGTGGGCTTAGGGGTTTAACACACAAGAAGCATGGCAGTAACAAAAACGGACATAGTAAATTTAGCGTCAACCCACTTGGGCGAGAGAAGGTACACTGACCCCTTTACGGACACTAGTCCAACAGCCGAGCTTCTTAGTTTCCGGTATGACTTTAGCAGAAAAGAAGTGCTAAGGTCGCACACCTGGGGATGCGCGAAAAAAGACGTAAGCCTCTCCGAAGATGCAACTGCTCCCGAACATACGTGGAGCAAAAGATTTTTAGTTCCTCAAGAATCATTGAGGCTTGTGAACATAGCCAACACTGATCTCAACGACTTGCACTACAAGGAGTATGAGCTTAAGGGCCAATACATACACACGGACTTAGCTGCTCCTTTAAAAATTACTTACATTAGAGACGAAGATGACACTTCTTTGTTTGACTCAATGCTTACGGAGTCTATCGCACTTCACCTGGCAGCATCATGTTCAATAGCAATTACTGATGATAAAGGATTATCTCAGGGATTGTTTAATCTTTATGATAAAAAAGTAGAAGAAGCTAAGTTTACAGACAGTCTTCAACGCCGTCGGCCAGTTGACAACATGTACACTTATTCTGCTTGGGATTCCCTTCACCAGGGCGGCGAATAGGCGACATGAGTTTGTGGACTAGAATAAACCGATTTAATGGTGGGTTGTGGTCGCCTCTGCTACAAGGGCGCACGGATTTAGAAGATTACAACTCATCTTTGCAAACATGCACTGGGTTTATACCCCTTAAGTATGGCCCCGCTGAACGCATGTGGGGTTTTGAGTATGCGGCTGAGGCCAAGAATAGCAGCAGCATATTGTTGCCATTTAAGTTTAGTCAGTCAGTAAACTACATTATAGAAACTGATGGAACGTACATGCGTTTTTTTGACAGCTCTCAGGGCTCTATTGGCAATGCCCAAATTACTATTGACATAGGAGACGTAACAGCGTGGCAAGCCTCTACCGCATATCGATATGGCGAATTGGCCAGTAATGGCGGGGTTGTGTACGCATTTGATACGCTGGGTGGTGGAACATCTGCTGGTACGTTTACGGCGGGAAATTGGCACGCATTGACAGAGACAGAAGCAACGGGCACGTTTATTTACGAGATTCCGTTGCCAATGAGTCAGTTCACGTCTTACCTGAACTACCCCATGAGGGCACAGGTAAACGATGTGGTTTATTTAGTAAATGAGAATTACGAGCCACTAACGCTGTCTCGACATGGAGCAACCGACTGGCGTATAGAAGAGGTTGAGTTTACCCTGCCCCCAGTCATTGAGAAAAACACTGGCACAACTACGCTAGCAGTTAATGGGTATGTTGGCAGTGGTGTTGTTGTCACCGCATCATCTGCATTGTTTGAGGCAGGGCACGTTGGCAGTTATTGGGAGATACGTGAAAAGCGTGAAGCTAAAAAAGCAACTAAAGATTTAACATCAGCAGGTTCCGGTCCTTGGGATAGCGGTGCAATTCCTATTTTTGGAGATTGGGTTTTCACTACGAGCGGAGACTGGTCTGGTCAAATTGGTTTGTATAGATCTACTGATAATTTTTCTACAGAAGAACTTATTCATTCTGTTACCAGTCTGGGTTTAGATAATTTTAACATTACAGGAAGTGAGTCCAACCCCAAGGCACAATATGAAATTAAATCAATAGGAACTTTTGTTGATGCTGACAGTCTGGGTTTGGCAATAATAACTGCACCAGCAATTGAGGTTAAGGGAAGTTTTAAGATTGCGGGATACACAAGTTCTACTAGCGTAACAGCAGACTGGGTTGAGTCGCTTGACTCTACGGCAGGAGGTGCGGTAGCGGCTACTACTTTGTGGTCTGAGGGTGCGTTTAGCAGTGTACAGGGTTGGCCTTCTACTGTTTGTTTTTATCAAGGACGCATTTGGTTTGGTGGTACGGAAAACCGAAAACAAACGATTTGGGGATCTGGAATTGACAGCTTTAAAAACTTTGGCACATCTGTTCCAAATGTCTTAGCAAGTGATGGCGTAAGTTATACTTTGTCTAGTGTGGAGCAAAACAAAATTAGGTGGATTGTTGGATCGGATGCACTTCTAATTGGAACCTCTGGTGACGAATACTCTTTAACTG